AGGACGGACTGCTCCTGCCCGAAGTTCCTGAACATCTTCTCGAGTTGGTCCGGAGGCATTTGGAGCAGCAGCTGGTAGAAGTCGGTATCCATCAGCCGATCCTCTTGGGTGCGAAGGTGGAGTCCACCATGAGCATGCCGTCTTCGCGCTCATGCACATGCTCTGGGTGGATGGCGCGGAGGCTCTGCGCGGATACGCCAGCGTACAGGCCGGGCATGTTGTGCTCGGACCTGTACCGGAAGGTGAGGAGTTCCACGCCGGGCACCACCTCCACCCCATGGCGCTCAATGTCCGTCTTCGCGCGCTCGTCCGACATGGCAAGCATGGCGCCAGTGCCGGCCAATTGCGTGCCCGCGCCGATGATGTCCGCAATGCTCTGCTGGCGGTTCTGGTAGCGCTGCATGTCCGCGCTGTACTGCATGCCTCCGGCCTGGAGGAGCGACGGCGCGAGGCCCATACCGGCCTGCGCCACATTCTGCTGTCCCGTGAGGCCTTGGAGCCCCAGAAGTTGCTGCAGTGGCATCTGATACTGCGTCAGCAGTTCCTGCATGCCCTGCTGGCGCCCAGCCATGTTGTTGCGGAAGACGGAGTCTCCTGCGCTGGTGCCCTGTTGGATGGCGTTGGCCATGGCACTCGTGTAGGCGTCATTACGCTGCTGGCCCTCCTGTTGCATGGCCCTATCATATGCGGCGGAACCCGGCTGGAGCCCCTGGTTCAGAAGCCGGCCGCGCAGGGCCTCGTCCTGATGCTGCCACTGTGGGTCTAGGCGGGAGGTGGCCTGCCCGTAGGCGCTGTTAATGGCCTGGTTGCGGGCATCCTCGCCAGATCCGACAGGCTGTAGCCCGGAGAGACTGAACGGAGATCGGTACATCTCAGCCGCTTGGTTCTGGAGCGCGTTGTTAACGCCGCCCAGCGCGCCGCTGAACGAGGTCGTCTGCGTAGGGCGGCCGTCAGGCCCAATGCCCCATGTCGAGGAAACGCCATTAGCGTTTGTCTGGTTCGGTCGGTTTTGCTGAGTCTGCTGCTGGAGCAGGTTGTTCTGCTCGTCCGATTGCTGCCGCGCGAGCCCCTGAAAGTCCGGGGGCGGTGGTCCTCCGCTGCTCATGCTGCCCTCTCAATCCAGCGGCACTCTTCGCGCCGCATCTCGAAGACGATCAGATCCTCACCCGCCTGCCACCCATCCACCACTCGGCTCACTTCGCGGAAGCCCACCTTGCGTGTGAGGCGTAGGCTTCGCTCATTGCTGGAGCGGATGACTCCGAGCAGAATACCGACGTGCCGGAAGGCGTATTCGAGCGCCTCTGCCAGTAATCTCCGACAGGCAGCCGCAGTCCTCACGAGAACATGGACATGCGCGCTGTTAGGCGTCCACGTATCCAGCACTACGAGGCCGGCCACTCGCCCACCATTCTCAGCCACCAACCCCCGCGCATTGCTGGGCGGAACGTACCCAGTCGCGCCAGTGAGCAGGGCGACGTCTCCTGTGGTGGCAGCCCGAATCAGAATCACAGGAAGCCTCCGACGGTGTATGTCACATCCACTGCCACCAGCACCACCTGACTCACGGCGGAACCACGCAGAGCAATGGAGACTGCGGTGCCCATGCCGATGGGGCCCCTGACGGGCTGCGCAGGCACGGAAATCCCGCCCCACACGTCAACATCCCACAGGCCGTTGTCCCACGTGCCGCTGCCAATGCCTTCAGTGACGAGCGCCACGGGGCTCAACTCAGACTGGCTGTACCCATATATGGCCGCCGTATCGACGGATGGCGGCAGCCCATCGGTGAGGATGATCGGGCGAATGAAGCTGATTTGTTTCTGGCGTGGCGCCCCGTACTCGCTGGCCGCCGTAATGAGGCGCCAGTCGATCGGGTCATAGTCGGAAGTGCTGTCCAGCGGCAGGTTGTCCACCGTGCCGACATTCCTCATTACCTGACCGGTGGAGGACCCATAGTACAAGTCCCCGTCAAACACGGTGGCGCACGCCATGTCGAGCCCCGTCCATAGGAACCATCCGCTGCTCGTGGTGCTCTGTGCTAACTGCACGGCCGCCTCGTTGCCTCTGGCCGGCACGAGGAAGAGGAGCGCGTTGTCCTGCGGGTGAAGAACGAGCGCCCACCCCTTCACCGACACGCGCGACGTCATGTACGAGTTGACGAGGTTGGCCACCTTGAAGGTGAGGCTCTCCGCTCGAGCATCTGGGATGCCTACCACGAGGCGACTGAGGCGCTCGATGCCCTTCCGAGTAACAACCAGGAGGTCGCCACCGTTCTGCGATGCAATGGTGCGGCCAGCAGGTGGTGGGCCGATGTACCAAACTCCCTTGAGACCGAAAGTGCTGGCGTCGTCAGGGTCCGTTCCGACGTAGACGAGCACATCCCCGCCGGTGGAAATAGCCACTAGGGCATTGTCCACGCCCGCGCCACCGTCATACGTCCAGTCCCAGAGTCCCACCAAGGAGCCGCCGCTGCGGAACTTCATCCCCATGGGGAAGGCCGTCACCGTCCCACCAATCTGGCCCACGGGCAGGTAGTAGGCAGTAGCGCCACCTCGCTCCACGAACCAGAGCCGCCCGAGGAACACCATGACAAAGGCGATGTTGCCAGGGCTGAGGCCAGAGATCTCCCCAGCGCCAGAGCCACCTACGACGGCGGACCATGAGGAGCCGTCATATCGATACAGGCCATTCACCTCATCCGCGTAGAATGCATAGGTGCCACCAGCCACTACGACGGTGGTGCTCACCCCAAATCCCGCGTCCCCGGAACTGGAATCAAACTCAATGTCGGGGGTAGTCGCCATCCCGCCCGAGGTGACATCCCAGATCCCGGTTTGCGTGGTGGCGAAGAGGCCAGAGCCGCCGTCACTCTTGAATGGGATGAGAGTGCGGACTTGGTTGTCGGAGTCGCCAGTGAGGCCCGCCGCCCACTCGCTACAACCGAGGCGAGTGCGGAGCCCATTCTCAGCCGCCAGCAGGTTGACGGCTACCGGGCAATCCGTCGGCGGGAGATTGAGTCCCGCGGCCGCAGTGTTCAACCCGCCCACGGGCGCCGGTATTTGGGCGACCTGCGCTGTTGGAGGAGGGACAGGGCGAGGCATCTCACGTCCCGTAGCCCGTGGGCGGAAGGTTGTTGTTGTCGAGGAGGCGGGCGCGGTTGGCCGGGCTATGGTTCAGGTTCAGCACAGGGGCTGCCTCAGCGTTACCCTGCGCGCGCTCAAGCGCCCTGTCATAGTCATCGGTGGCGGCGGATGAGTCGAAGCCCTTGGCGCGCAGGAAGTCCATGCGCAGGCGGTGCTTCATCAGCTGGGAGTCGAAGAGGATCGTATCGTCGTCGTCGAAGGGCTCGGAGTCAGTGCCAGCACTTTCCCCATCTGGCTGGACCCAATACTCGGACACATACTGCAAGGCGATGGTGTTCGCCGACTGCGGCGTTGGCGCGAGGAAAATGGCGTTGCCCTTCGTGTAGAAGAACAGCTGCACGGCACCCACGAGATTGAACACCTGCAGCAGCTCCCACCCCTGCGGACCCAAAGGCCCACCCAGCGGGATCCGGGAAGTGGTATTCCACTCCGTTTGATTCACCCACCGGTGGAAGCCGGCAGGCATGGTGTACGACGCGACCGAGGCAGTGGTGGTGAAGTTGTAGCGCACCCGCAGGTGCGGCCACTCGAAGTCGCGCACCATGTCCCGGCCAGCGGACTTCAGCATGGCACGCAGTTGAACGATATGGCCAACCGTCGAGCCATACGGGGACGACACCGCTTCGAGCCCGAGCAGAGTGGCCACGTCGTTAATGATCGTCTTAGCGGTGTCGTAGGCCATGGGCTAGCCCTTCCGAGCGCGCGGAGACTCGACGGCCTTGGAATCGGCGCCAGCGGGCTTGAGGGTGCGGAGCTCCGCCTGTGCCTCGTCGAGTTGCTTCCGGGTGACGGCGAGGTGAGCCTTCGTCTCTTCGAGTTCGCTCCGAAGGCTGGCAACGTGCCCCTCGTCCTTGGCCGCCTTGATGTAGTCCCGCGCTCGTTGGCGCAGTTCCATGAAACCCGGACCGATGCGCTGCAGGTTGGCGTCGCTCACCTCGGCGAGCTCCTCTACCGTGCGAACGTTGTTGTGGAGCAGGGCGGCCACCTCAGAGGGGCGGAGCGGCGGCCACTCACGCAATGGCTGGCCCACCACCGGGTTCTCCTTGCTCTTCTGCCACTTCTCGTACTGGGCGCCGTAGGCTTCCAAGTCCTTGGGTTCCACGGGCCGGTGGACGATGTTGGTGCTGGAGCCAGGGGTCATGATGCGGATGTACTCAACATCCTTCATCACAGGACGCCCAGCCTCGGCGGACTTGGCCTTGTCGGGCTTGGCCTCCACGCTGAATTGGATGATAACCCCTGCCCGTCCCATCTCGCGCTGCGGAACCTCGAAATCCAACATACTGCTCCTCCCGGTTGAGGCAGGGCCTGAGCGAGCACCCTGCCGGTGTTCGCCTGTTAGGTGGCGTCGTCCAAGCCGTCCTTGGTGAACGGACGCTCGATCTCGAATTCGGCCATACCGGTGGCCGGCGCATCCAGCGCGCTCGCCCCCTTCGCCCGGAAGACGAGGTCTCCGGCGACGACTGCATCATCCACGCTTCCGTCGGTGGCGGTGAGGTAGACGTTGCCGTTATCCGCGAAGCCCGTAAGCGCCTTGCCGACGGCCTTGCCGGAAATCTGAGCCCATCCGTAGAGCGTGGTGGCGCTGAGCGCAGACATCAGCACTCCGACGAGCGGGTAGATGCCGTTGGCAACCGCGAGAGTGGTACCACCGTCATCCGCGTTGATGCCCACCCACGAGCCGGCTGCGCCAGAAGAGACGCCCTTGACGTATATGAACTCGCCGGAGCCGTTCTGGTTGGTGCCGTAGTCGCGCGCCTGGACGATGAGCCCGAGCGGATGCTGGGCCGTACTGCTCGCCTCATCAATCGCCTGAGCGCCCAGAATGGCGGGGTGGTGGATCTTCCACGACGTGGTGTAGGTAGTCATGGCTCACGCTCCGATCAGGCGGCCATGGAGGCTCGCGTTGCTGCATGTGAGGTTGCCAGCCCAGGCCAGCGTGGACACCGAGGCGTCCTGGTTCACCGGGAGGCGCTTGGCGCCCAGCGGGACCATGTTCCTGTCCTTGTGTGGGCGAAGGCGGAAGTATTTGGTGTTCAGGAAGAAGCCGTTGGTGGCGCCGCAGCCGTAGTTCTCGAGCACCACGTCCGCAGTCATGAACTTCACGGTGGTGAATCCGGCCTGGGCCATCTCCGCGTCCGTGAAGCGCTGCTGGGCCTGCAGGCTGCCCATGTATGTGCTCCAGAGCGTGGAGCCCATGGGGATCAGATCCGGATGGTCGGTGCCACGGACGAGGCTCGCCCAGAGCAGGTTCATGTAGCCCTGGATGGTGGTAGCCGTGGGCGTGCTGGATGGGTCGTAGATCTTGCTCTGCCAGAAGGCGCCCAGCGATGTGGATCGGTCAATGCCGCCGTACGTACCGGTGGTGGGATCCGCCGGCACGGCAATGTCGAGGCCGTTCAGTTCCTTGCCACCAGAGCCGGTGCCGTCGGAGTAGAGGCTCAGCTGCATGTTGTTCATCATGGTGGCCTCGGCCACCTCCATCTTCGACTCGAGCAGGTCGATCACCGCCTCGCGGCCGGAGTTCTGCAACTCCTCGAGGCCGGACATGGTGATCTGCACGGAGCACTGCTTGATGTCGAAGGTGGCCGCAGTCAGAACTTCCTGCGCCTGCACGGGGAGCACGTCATACCCGCTGTACCACCCGAAGGTGGCAGACTCGCGGAAGGAGAGCTCCTCGTAGATGATTCGTCCGCCAGAGAACGGGCGGATGTTGCCGCGTTTGTTGAGGCGGAAGAGGAGGGCGGTGTTCTTCGTGACGTTGTCGGCGATCTCCCCAGAGCGCTGCTCCAGAGTGGTGGTCGCCAACTCACTGATATTCGGGGTGGCCATGCGAAACCGTGGGACTGCGTGGGGCGTGCCGCTTCACGTTCGAGCGTTGGTGGGCGGCCCCACTCGCATGCAGCCCCAGGCGTCACACTGGGTTACCTGCCGCTGAGTTTCTCCTCAGCGGCGAGGATGTGCTCCCTGATGGTTCTGGGCTTGGGCGCGGGTGCTGGCGCCGTGGGCTCATTACGCAGGGAGGTGGTTGGCCGCCGTGCCGGCGTTGGTGCTCTCGCACTCGCGGCCTCGGCTGCCTTCCGCTGCTGGTACAACGGTCGCACATCGTCATTCAGCATGCAAGCCCGCTCGTATACCTGTTGAATGGTGGGCGTCTCGCCATGTCGCTGAGCACTCTGGAGCACGAGTGCCATTTCTGGCTTCACATCCTCGAAGAACTCGGCCTTCTCGCGGAAGGCGGACACCTCAGCATCCACCTTCTCTTGAATGGCCGCACGCTGCTGCTCTCCCTCCTCTCTGGCTTGCCGGAGCAGATCGTCCACGCGCGGATCCCGAAACTCCTGCGGTTGTGCGCGGCGCGGCTGCTCCTTGCCTTCGAGGATGGAGGCGAGGCGCCCCACGTCCACGCCAAAGCCGTTGATGATCTGGGCGACCACGGCCTCCTTGTCACCGGTGCGGAGGGCCTTGCCAGTCTGGAGCAGGGCTTCCATATCCTTCAGCGGCTCGGGCCCCAGTACGTCACGATACGGTTTGATGGTCTCCTCGAATGCTGCCGCCTTCCGCTGATGCTCTGCCGCCTCGCGCATCTTCTGCTGGTGGGCAGACTCGATGCGCACCATCTCAGCCTGTACCGCTGCAGGGACCTTCCCCCACTCCTCGCGCACGCTGGCGCGCATGGAGGCCGGAGGCTTCACGGCGGCAGGGGCCTTGGCCTCGACGGTTGTCGCATCGGTGGGCTTGGGAGCAAATCGGCCGCGCTCGTCCCGTCCGTCCTTGGGCGCCTTGCTTTCGTCCTCAGGCACGGCGGCGATCTGCTCCACTTGGTGCGTGTTGGCGGGGACTGCGCCTTCAGCAGCGGCCTCTGGAGACGAGGCGCTGGGCCCCGGCTCTGGCGCGCTGCTGTCCCCCTCCATCTTCGCCATGTTGGCGCTCAGCGCCTCACGGATTGCGGACATCACTTCCTCCCTTTCTGCTCCAGTACTTGAAACGCCTTGCGGATGGCTTCGACGCGCTCAACCTTGCCCCTGCTCGGGTTGTTGCGCTCAGCCTCCGCCCTCTTCCAGTGCTCGGTGAAGTCGGACACGTCGGCGAGCCCATGCGCCTGCATGTACTGACGGCGCTTGGCCCGGCTGCCGATGTCGGTGCCATCCGTGGCTCTGTCGCCCTCCATGAATCGGTCGGTGAACAAGGGCTGACGCCCAGGCGTGGACTGGAAGTCCTCCGTCACCTCCACGGGCTCGGGCAGTGGGCTTCCACCCATGGTGTAGGTCCAGCGACGGCGCATAGCTACTCCATCCGCTCGAAGACGCGCACGGCCCTGTCCAGTGCTTCCTTGCCGGCCGCAACGCCCGTATCCGCCTTGAGCGCCCGGAGAATCATCAGCACTTCCCCTCGGGTGAAGGTGAGTAGGCGAGGAAGGAATGAGTCGAGGCCAACAACTTCCCCTGTCGGCTGGATGTAATACGCGCGCGCCTCAGCGGACTGTTGGGCCTCGATGGCGGTATTCTTGATGAGGTCTGTCGTCAGTCCCGCGATTGGCACTGCCATGGTAGTGGCTTTCTTGCGCTCTTTCACGGCTTCTCTCCTCCTGGTTGCTGCATCATCTTATTCTGCTGGCTCATCTGGTTGCGCACTTGGGCCTCTTTGATGCCGAACTCCGCCTGATCCGCTTCGTGCTGACGGTTGGCGGCCACCTCGGCCTGAGTACGGACAAGGTCCGCCTGAAGTTCCATCTGGATCTTCCGCTCCTCCTGCGCACCCTTCATCTGCTGGGCAATCACCTTGGGGTCTGGCGGTGGAGGCTGCTGCGGTTGCTGGGCCTGCTGTTGCTGCATCGCCTTGAAGGTTTGAATGGCCCGGTCGATGATGCCCTCAATGTCTCCAGCGCCCTTCACTCCGGCCAGTTGGGCCTGAAGCACCTCGAGCAGGAATGGCATGGAGCCAGGAAGCGCCTGCACAAGCGGCGTCACGGCCGAGACGAACCCGGATATGACGGTCATCACCTCGTTGCGCTCTGCGCGCATCTTCCCGAAGTCCGCCATGGCTAGCGCGTCGGGTTCGACCTTGACCCGGTAGCGAGAGGACGGATCGCGTAGCAGTTGAATCGCCTGATTCACCAGGCCTTGGTCCGGGTGGTTCACCATGTTTGATTGGGCGATGATGTTTGCAGCCTGGAAGCGCTTGGAGATGATCTGCGCCCTCAGGCCGGCAACGTCCGAGGCGAACCGGGCGAAGTCCTCTTGCGTGGCTTGGAGGCGCGCAGAGGCGAACCCGGATTTGATTCCCTGCTCCGTGGCCGTAATGCCCGCGCCCTCGCTCTGGCCTCGCAGGATGTCCGGCATGCCCGTCACTTCGTCCAGTTGGGCCTTTAGCCTGTCCTGCTCCTGGGTGAGATCCACGAGGGCCTTTGTGATTTGCTCCAGCGGCAGCCATTGCACGGCGCCCTGTACTCCTCCGCGCTCCGCGAATGCGCCCCAATTCTCCACGGGGTAGAGGTCGTTCTGCCCCGTTGAGTCGACCAACCGCTTCACCTCCTTACTCTTGGAGTCGTACACGCCAGCAACGCGAATTGCGTCCACGAGGAGACCCTTGCGTGTCTGCAGGGTGTCAATCTGGGTGTACAGGTCCTGCGCAAGGTGCCAGTCGCACACCGGCATGTACTCGTCCGTGCAGGTGTTCGCCGCCATGGGCTCGGGACAGGGGAAGAACCCGTCGAGTTCGAGCGGATCGTCCTCGGCCTTGAGGATCTTCTCGTAGCCGTCCACGTACCAGTAGACGCGGGCGGTGCTCTTGTCCCAAATCTCCCACACCTCCGCCCTGTCCCATGGAGAGTCGGCCTGCTCCTTCTTCCCGTCCGTCTTGTCCTTCGCCTTCCTCGCGGAGAGCGGAACCTTGTCTGCGTCGTTGGGGAAGTGCTTGCGGAGCTTCCCACGGGAGACAAGGTGCTTGAAACCGACCCACTGCACCTCATGCCACACGCCAGCGCCCGCGCTCCACGCGAAGCGATCCCACGCCACCCATTCAACTTCGGCGCACTCATAGGGTGGGGCCTGAATACCGTCGGCAGCGACGACAGTATTCGCGTCGGTTACGGAACCACTGGGCCCCGCCGGAACCGCGCCTAGCGCCTCACCTGCCTCGTGGGCCTCGCTGCCATCTGCCGCCTCTTCTGGCTTCTCCACCTCATGACGTACCCGGCAAACGCCAAGGCCGGGCTTCAGGCGGTCATCCAGCGAGTGGCCGAGGGCCGAGGTGAACGGATCGCCAGCGTCAAGATTGGCGTTCAGCATCCGCTCAAGCATGAGCGCCGCTACGCGGGCAACGTCGTCGTTGGCGTCCGCGTACTCCCGCGTGACGCTCACCTCGGGGATGCGCCCATAGAGCATGGCGCGCTGAGTGGCGACGTTGGAGTAGAAGAGGTTCCACCGGCGCTCCTTCTTCTGCCCGCCCGCGTCTATCTTGTGCTTGCGCCTGTCCTTGAAGCGGGCGATGGCGTCCCGTCCTTCCTCGAGGAACGTCTTACGGGCGTCCGCGCTGGCGTCCATCTCCACCTTCCAGCGCCTGTACAGCCCCTGCGGTGAGTCGGCCGCATACTCGCGCTCTTCGCCAGTGCCCTCAGGCATCGTGTCCACCCGCCATCTTGGCCGAGCCATTGCGGCCGTTCACAATGACCTCGACGCCATCAAGATCGGAATCTGAACGGATGCACGAGCCCTCTAACCTCCCACTATCCCCAGCCGCATGCGCTCGGGCTATCCGAACAACCGTGGCGCACGCGCTCTCAATGTCGAGCGGGTGGCACTGAATCCAGTGCTCCGAATCGTCTTGAGACCCAGACCCCTCGATCTTCCCACGAGGCATCGCATTATTGGTTGTCACATGGATCTTCATCGCAGCGCCCCATAGGCTTCGTCAAAGGTGGGCATGCGCGTGTCTACCTCTCTGGGCGGGGGCGGTGGTGCCGCTGGCATGATGCCAGTGAGCCCCACGGCAAGATACCTGAAACCGTCTGCGGAGTGGCTCGCCCAGTCGTGAAGCGGAACACGCGAGAAGGTCTGCAACTTCTCGTTCCACTCGTACTTGTATGCTGCCAGCGCCTCCCACCCTGACGCAATGCCCGGCTCATGGCTCTCCGTGCACCGCACGTGGAAGCGGATATCGCCCTCAAGCAGGTGTCGGGCGGCAGCAATCCCATCGTCAATGTCGAGGTTTGGGACGATGCGGACGCGGGCCACGCCGTACTTGTCGATGAACTGCTCCGCCACGCTGCGCTTTGTGGTGAGCGTCTTCGCGCGGGCATCGTGCGGCAGGTGGAAGCACGCAAAGCGGTACCCCCGCTCCTGTTCCCATACGTCGAGCACGCGGAAGTAGTGGGATAGTTCCAGGCCGTGGTTCTCGTAGTGCGCCACCACGTCCACGCCGCCAGGGCGGGGGATGGCGAACCACATGGAGGTAGCATCAGAGCGCCCCAAGTCCCAGAAGACGTGAATCCCCGTCAGCGGATGGTCAAACGCACGGAGCCCGCCACGAGTCTCGATGGCCGCGAGCAAGTGGCCGTAGATACTGCCCCTGTCGCGAGTCGGGTACTTGGCACGGAGGTACTCATCAATCCACTCCGTATCCTTCCCCGCCATCTGGTCGGAGTAGTAGGACCTCCCGCCGTGGAGGTTCTCAAGGTTCTCGGCGTTTGGACCCAGCGCATCGGGCTGCTCGTAGAGTTCGAACCCCTCGGGCTTGTCCTTCGAGAAGAGTTTGTAACCCCAGTGGCCGGTGTGCCACGGGTTGGTGTCCATCCAGATGCCGTGCCACGAGGGTCCGCCGTCCTTCATGCTGGGGTAGCGACGAACGCGGCCACCCAACTGGTCGAGGATGGCCTTGGGCACCTGCCGCGCCTCGTTGATCCAGGCGAAGGTGAGTTCGAGGGACAGCAACTTCTTGACGTGCTCTGGCTTGTCGAGCGCGCGAAAGAGCAATTCGCTCTGGAGGCGTGTCCCGTCAGCAAGCGGCTTGTCGATGACGAAGGTGAAGTCCTTTTCGTACCAGCGCCCCAGCGAAGCCGGAACCCACTGCTCGAACGTCTTCCGGGTGGTGTCCTCTAATTCCCGGTAGGTGTTTCGGATGATGACGCCGCGAGTGGCCCGAATGCCGTTGTGGGGAGCCTGCTCCGCCGCCCTGCGCACCAACTCCACAGCACACCCAGATGACTTCCCCGAGCCCAGCGGCCCCACCACGCACCGGACACGCGCATTGCTCCGCATCATGCGGGCGACCGTAGGCGGGGCGCGGTAGGAGAGCGTGGTCACTTCCTGGCCTTCCGCTTGGCCGCTCGCCGTGCGCGCTTCGCCTCTGCTGTCTGAATCTTCTCGTTGTCGCGGAACAATTCAGGCAGTGGGTCTGGCAGCGGCTCGTCTGTGGCCATTGCGGTCATCGCCAAGGCGGCAATCAGCGCTATGCGTGACGTCGGCGGTCTCATTTCCCAGCCCCCAGGTCTATGCGGATGGAGAGCGCCTCGCCGTCCTTGCCGCTCAGTTCCACCTTGTCGCGGAGCAGTCCCAGGTGTTTGGCAAGCATCTCGAGGGCGCGCTCCTTGCCCACGAACTTGCCCACCCTATCGCCGCTCTTCGAGAAGTCGAGGCCGGAGAAGGCCGCTCGCACATTCTCGGGCATTTCGTGCGGCCTGAGGAGCTCGCCGGTGTTCGCGTCGTAGGCCTTGGACACATCCACGAAGGCGAGCCTAGCA